TGATCGATAGTCAATCCGATTTGAGCCTATTGTTAAAAATATGGCTTGTTTTAAATGGCGTTCTTTTAGGCGCTTGTTATATCGCAAAACACATCTCTATTTCATGGAGCTAAAATGGTAAATTCAATGACTCTAGCCGGCAGAGCTGGCAAAGACTTCGTATTCAAAACAATAGGCACTACCCTAAACAAAGCGGTAGGGAGTATCGCCTATCAAGCTAAGAAATCCGATCCCGTCACATGGTTTACAGTCGAGATTATATCTTTTGGCACTGATCCCACAGCGCAAAAGGCGGCGGCATCTATCAAGAAGGGCGATTTAGTGCTTGTTCAAGGCAAGATGATTTGTAATGCTTTTGAGGACAAAACTTACTGGAAACTCGAAGCAAATAAATTTGATCTTCTAGCGAGGGACGATGAGCAAAAAAATTAAGCGCGCCAGCCATACAGTCTATTTGCCTACCGCCATGATGCTAAAGGTAGGCGAGATCGCCAGCGCCCTAAATGTGACTTCTAGCGTTGTGATTGAAAAGAGCTTAGTGGCTGTTATCGATAATCCAGCGTCCGAGGCTATCGAGTATCTAAAGGAGATCGAGCCAGATAGTGCTATCGAGCGCATCAGTCGGAGAATTTATAACAAGTCATGAGCAAGATCGACAAGCTAAAGAAACTCAAGAAGCAAGGCGAAATTTTAGAGGTAGTACAAGCAAAAACTGAACAAGCTATCTCTCAAGGTCTATCCGGCGTTGAGCTTAGAAAAGAGCAAGTGCTTAGTCTTATTGCTGAGGGCAATCGAGAGGGTCAAGCTGCTACGATTGTCGGTCTCAATATTGATACAATCTCACGCTGGAAGAGAGAAGATTCAAAATTCGCCATTGAGGTAGAACAAGCAAAGTTGGCATGGCGCTCTCGCCTAGTGCGTACCGTGATCATAGCAGCCGAGACCGATTGGAAAGCCGCTAAATTCTTGCTTGAAACTCAGTTTAGAGACGAATTCGGACAACAACAAAAACTAGAAATTGAACAAATTGAAAAACCTAAGTCAATCGTGATTGACATGATTGACCAGATACGAGGAACGGAAATTGAAACTCAAAAAGAAACTGCAAGCCCCACTACCCATGAGCCCTTGGATCATCAAGATGAATGATGGCGATCATGTCGATATGGCGGATGATGCCTTTATGGCACTACTCAAAAATATGATCAAGAAGACTTTTGAGGCTGCGTATGCTGATGATTATTTTACGGCTTTTTATGAGCTAGTCTATAGATACATGATCGCTAAAGAGACGCAATTTGAGAACAAAGACAGATTTTTTTCATACTTAAAGCGCCTCACACAGATTCATTTTTATCATCAGGTTTACAATGGGCATCGACGGGATAAGCGCATGCTTACCGAAAGCCACATGTTTAACAGTACCATCAATAAGCATATACAATCTGGGGCAACAGGCAGATTTGATAATAGAAATCTAGAGTTTTATAGCCAGCCCATTTTCTCGGATGGGGGCAATGCCGAGAAAAACTTCGCCGTCGCCCATGATCTAGCCATGATGCTATCTCGACTATCAGATGACGATAAGAATCTAATCGATCTAGTATCGCAAGACCTAAAACATAGGGATATCGCCAAGCTCATGGGCTGGAAAGATAATACAACTTTTACGCGAATCATGCGCCTAAAGCATAAGCTAAAAGAGATATGGATTGAGGCGTATGCTTAAACTCAACGATTTACAAAAAGAGCTAGTGTCTCGCTTGCTATTATCAAATGAAAACTTTATAGCCGTTCGTGCTGGCTGGGGTAGTGGCAAGACAAGCGCCTTAGTTTTTGCCCTTGCTCTATGGGCTGATGCGCATCCGAATAAGTCTAGCCTACTCATCACCGACACGGCTGGTCGTTATAGGCAAGTGCTAGCGCCAGAGATTCAAAAGTGGCTAGGCGCTGAGGGATGGGCATATCACGCGCTTGAGGGCAAATGGACGGCGCCTAATGGGCATGTGGTATGGACGAGATCATATTTTCGCCCTGGTACCCAAGACGCATCGCAAAACTCTTTGGAAGGTCTAAACATTACCAGCGGTCTAGCCGTCATTGATGAATGCCAGATGCTGACCGAAGAGGTTGCATTCAAGGCGCTAGGTCGTTTGAGAAGTGGGCCAACGCCTAAATTAATCATGGTAGGCTTGCCAGTATGGGGCGCGTGGTGGGTAGAGATGGCAGAGAAAGCAAATTGCAGACCTATCTTTTTTTCTAGTCATGTCAATGCAAATAATTTATCTGCTGACTGGTTCGAGGCTACTAAAAACCTACCAGAAGACGAGCGCCTTGCCATGATCGAGAATCAACCTAAGCCACGGGCTGGCATGATATACAACGAGTGGACACAATCACATATTATCGACGGCTGGCAATATAAGCCAGAGTATAGCGGTCGAATCGTCGTTGACTTCGGATTTAGAAAGCCCAGCGTTCTCTTTATCGTGCATGATCCACATCTCAAAGCTGATGTGATATGCGGTGAGATCAATCCCCAAGAAATAAAACTAAGTGAGCTAGCTAGACTTATACTCCTCAAGGCTTGCCCTCGTAGTCTAGCAAGCTCATACCCTAATAGGATTTTACTTGACGGCGCTAGTGGTGATAAGGCTGGTAGCAATCGCAATGATCATACCGCTCAAAGCTCATTCAAGGCACTATCTTTACCACCAGAGCAAGAGGGCATAGGCATGACTTTTAGATGGGCTACCGATCCTATTCGTACCGATATCATGAATGGCATCAACCGCGTTAAACGCCTCATGCACTCAAAGCAAATCTTATGCACTCGTGAGGTCTGGGATGCTGGCGATAGGGCAACGGGTAATAGCTTTAAAAAAGCAATTTTGTCTTACTCATGGGATCAAAAAGAACAACCTAAGAAAGACGGGCACGAAGACCCGCTCGACGCGCTTAGATACGATGTCATTAATTGGCGCTGGTCGGATTCAACTGTCAATGTGAAACTACCTATCGAGGATAGATCGCATATCGTTGAAGAGAAACTAAAACAAAGAAATCTTATAAATGCCAGCATGAGGAGATTTTAAATGGATCGATTGCTTTACCTTGAAAGTCTTATTGAAAAAGGGCAAACGCTAGATGACGCGACTCTTATGGAGTACGGGCTAAAGAAAAAACCTAAAGAGCCTAAAGCGCCTAAAGAGCCTAAAGAGCCTAGAGAACGCAAAAAGGCGGGGGGCAAAAAGCCCATACGATTCGATTATAGACTTGTCGATCATACTATGCCAGTACATCAAATCGCTAAGATCATGGGCTGTAATCCAGAGACAGCAAGGCAACTGCGATACAAAAAGCTGATCGATCTAGGGCTGGTCATGGATATCAGCAAAAAAGGGCGTTACCGAGTAGCGCCAAGAGTGAAGACGTCACAAGAGGCAATCAATAAAATCATCGAGATGTACGAAGCGGGCTGTATTTTGAGAGTCATAGGCGAAGCCGTCTCTCTCAATCCCGCGTCAGTGCACTGGCATATATCTAGATATAAAGCAAAGAAGAGGAGAGAAAATGACATTGCACAGCGTTAAATTGCTTAGAGATATTATTATGGCACTACTTAAAGAAGATGATCCCATCAAAAAAAAGCTATTGGCTGTCATTGATGAGATTGAAATTGATTTATTGACAGAGGATTGAATAATCAAATAATCAAATAATCACTATTGCAAATTCTTGACATGGCGTTCAAGGCGTTCAATGCGATCTTTGATATCACCATCGCCGACCATAATTTTAACTTGATCTTTCTCAAATTGTTTAAATTCGGATTCAATCGCATCTAGTCTTTTAAGCAAATCTTTTCTCTCGATATCGCAAGCGATAGCATGATCTTGAGATTCTTGATCTTTCTTTTTTTTGTCTTTGTAAAAGACCAGTGCAATTAAGATCGCTATTGCTAGAGGTAAATTATTACCAGTTACCTTAAGCAGCTCTTGCAACTGATTGATCT